TTGCAGGGTCTGCAAGGGCCGCCAGGATCGCAGGGCGAGCGCGGGTTCACAGGCGAAGACGGCGCGCAAGGTCTGCGCGGTGAGCGCGGCGAACCGGGCATCCCCGGTGCGCGCGGCGAGCGCGGTGAGAAAGGCTTGCAGGGCGATGCCGGGGCGTTTGGGCCGCAAGGTCTGCGCGGCGCGGACGGCGCGGACGGCGCAGACGGCGCGGACGGTGCAGCGGGCGAGCGCGGATTGCAGGGTGAGCGCGGCTTGCCGGGTGCTGACGGCGCACAAGGTCTGCCCGGATTGCGCGGCGATCCCGGCGTTCCAGGCGTTGCCGGTGAGCGCGGCATTCAGGGTGAGCGCGGTTTCACGGGCGAGAACGGGAAGGATGGCGCTCCGGGCGCACGCGGAGACAAGGGCGACATCGGGCCTCAAGGCCTTCCAGGCCTCGTAGGGAAAGCCGGTGAGCGCGGGGAAAGGGGTCTGCCGGGTGACGTAGGGGCAACCGGCCCAATTGGTCCACGGGGCAGGCTGGAGGTCGCCAAGGTCTTCAGCGGCGACGACGTGTGCTATCGCGGCGATGTCGTCGTCCATAGCGGCGCTTGCTATCAGGCGCGCCGCGATACCGGGCGCGCACCGCCGCACGATGATTGGACATGCCTCGCCGCAGCCGGTCGCGACGCGCGGATGCCGGTCGTGTGCGGAACGTGGGATGAGCGAGCGGACTACGGGCAGTTCGCCATCGTCGCCTTGAACGGTGGCAGCTTCATCGCCCGCAAGGATAATCCCGGCCCGTGTCCTGGGGATGGTTGGCAACTGATTTGTTCATCTGGCAAGGCAGGCAGGCCGGGACCGCCCGGTGCGAGCGGCGTTCGCGGCGAAAGAGGATTGCAGGGCGAACGCGGCGAACCGGCAGCGATGATTGTCGGCTGGCGGCTCGACCGCGCAGCCTTCGCGGCGACGCCGGTCATGAGTGACGGAACGACCGCGCAGCCGTTGGAACTGCGCGGTCTGTTCGAGGAATTTCTAGTCGAGGTCCAGAAGTAGTTCGTTGCGTTGCGGAGCGTAACGTGGCGGTGCGATGCGCAGCGATGCAGAGCGAAGCGCGGCGGCGCGTCGCGTGGCCGTGAGGTGCGTCGCGCTTGAGAGGATAGCATGGCTGATCGCGTCATCAAGATGATCATTCCGTGGTCAACGCAGGACTTGATCTCGCTTGACGAGTTGAAGGCCGCGCTCGGCGTTCCTGATACCGACTCGTCGCACGACGCGAGATTCGCGATGTGGATTTCGCAATACAGCATGTTGATTGCTAATTCTTGCAACAGAATCTTCGGTTACTCGCAAGTGCGCGAAACCTGGCGCGGCGACCCGCCGCCGTACGAAAACAATCGGCTGTTTTTGGCTCAGTATCCAGTCGTGGAAGCCGATCTAACCAGCGTCGAAGCGCCGAAGGGCACGGCGCTCGACCCAACGAACTACGAGTTGGAAGAGCTACCGGGCAAACTTTCTTTGTTCGGCGATTGGAGCGAGGACATCGTAATTTCATACAGCGGCGGTTACAAATTGCCCGACGACGCGCCGCCCGATCTGAAAGCGGTGCTGATGTTGCTGGTGCAGGCGGCATGGTTCCGGTTTTCCACGACGCCAACCGGCGGCATTCGCAGCATCAGCCATCGTGAGAGCCGAGTGATGTTCTTCGACCCGGCGCAACTTGCAAAATTGCACGGCGCTGGGCCGATGTCGCAAGCCGATGACATGTGGAAGTCGGTACTCAGCGCCTACACGCGGATCGAGGTCTGATGGATGGACGCCAAGGTCGTCGGCGCTGAAGCGCTCGTCAATAAATTGGACGAGATGATCAAGAGCATCGATGATCTGGAACGGCGGTTGCCAGATGAGGTGCTGGCTTGGCAAAGCGAGGACATGCACCGCGAATTCCCGTTCGTCAAAACGCGCCCGCGTACTCACTCGGTCAGTGTATCCACCAAGATTCATCCGCGCTCTGTGAAGTCGATGAAGTCGCGCGCCGCTCGCCGCGCGCAACGGCGCGCCATCCTCCGCGCCGCGCATCGCCGCAGGGGCGGCCCGCAGCGGCTGTTCCGCACGCATCCGATCCTGCGCCCGCAATTGCTCGAGGCATTGCGCGTGCGCATCGCCGAACTGGTCAAGCGCGTCATCACATGGGCATGAGCGATGTCGGTCAATCTCGACATTCTGCTGCAGGCATCGGTGTTCGATTTCTGGGCGATCCCGGCGACGTTCGTCCCGGTCGTATCGCAGCCGGGTGCGCCGTCTTATCCGGGTCGCGGCATCTACAACACTTGGGACATCGATGTTGCCGCCGAAGACGGCTCGATCTTCAACGACCAGAGGACGCTGTTCGACATCCGCATCAGCGAGTTCGATGTGGTGCCGCAACAGAAAGATCACGTCGTCATCCCGTTCGACGCCAACGGGCGACCGCTTGGCGAGTTTGAAATCATCGACGCTGCCGACAACGGCGGCGGCCAGATCGCCCTCACCATCCGCAAGGTCGAAACGGTGATGGTGCGCCGCGTGCGCGAGGGCGTCATTCTCGACGTGCCGCGCAAATGACGGCGGCGCAGCAAAGCTACTCGTTCAATATCCGCGACACGTTTTTCGCCGCCGTGACGCGCATGCCGTTCTTCGCCGACTACACCAAGCGCAAGACCAAGATGATAAAGGTGCAGCCCGAGTTGCTGCCTTTTCTCGCCGTCTACATGCTCCCGGAAACGATGACCCCGGACGGCGACGCCAACGCTGGCTTCATCCGTTTCATTCACGCGCTGCCCATCGGCTTCTCGGTGATGATCGCCAACAACGACGAGATCGTTGCCGAACAGACAATCGATGCCGCGTTCTGGGCGCTCATGAATGGGCTATGGACCGATCCATATCTCAACAACACCATCGACACGCTCAATCGCGACACCGGCATCTCGAACATCAACAACGTCGTGTTCGAAAGCATCACTCGCGGCGTCCGCCGTCATGTGTTCGGCGCGGCGACGATGAACAACGAAACGCCGCTTGCCGAGCTGCAATACGATGTCACCGTCTGCTATCGGTCAGAGTGGTATCCGACGATCACCGATGACTTGTTGCTGGTCGATGTCAAAACAAAGATGCGGCCAGGAGACAGTCAGACCGATATCGACAGTCGCATTCAGGTCGATATGCCGGTCGATCTCTCTAATCTGGTGCGAACAGGGACCATCACGCCAACAAAGGAGTCGAGCAATGGTCGAGACAAGGACAGCAGTGCCAATGGCCAAGACGGCGAAATCGCCAAGCAGAGGAAATAGACTGCGCATGGCCGCGATTGCCGCCGCGCGCCCGGTGACGACGGTGCGCGTCGTGCCAAGCGACGACGCCATGCGGCGATTGCTCGCCCATCCGAGCGCTGGCCGCTTCCGCGCGCAGGGTGCGGCCACTTGGCCGAAGGATCGTTATACGAACCGGCGGCTTGCGGAGGGCAGCATCAAGCTCGAGTCCGAAGGCGACAAGCCGAAGCCGCATCAGCCGCATCAGCAGCATCAGCAGCACCCGCGCGGCGGCGACGCGGCGTAGTACCCGGCGCGCTCGCGCCCATTCCGCTCTTCTTTCGTCAGCAATCTGAACTCGTCGTCTTAACCATTGAGGCCTTCTCCCTAGGGCTTCTTTGGTTGGAGCCGGGACGACGGGCGGAAGCGTTGTCTCGGCTCCCCCTCACCAGATGAAAGGAGGGCGTCATGCCCATCAGTTTTGCTAACATTCCAGCAAACATAAAAGTCCCGCTCTATTGGGTTGAAGTAGACCCGAGCATGGCGGGTCTGCCGTCGATCAATCTTCGTTGTTTGTTGTGCGGCATCATGACTTCTGATGGTCACGCGCTGCCCGACATTGCCGTGCCCATCGGCTCGCAGGCGCAGGCCGATCTTGCCTTCGGTCCCGGCTCCGAGCTTTCTCGGATGTTTCAAGCGTACTACAGTAACAACTTCGCCAACGAGGTTTGGGGCCTGCCTGTTGCTGAACCCACCTCGGCGACTGCGGCAACCGGCACGATCACCGTCACGACGCCGCCGAGCGAAGCTGGCACCATCCATCTGTACATCGCTGGCACGCACGTCCCGATCAATGTTCTCAGCACCGACATGGCGGACGACATCGCCGGGGCAATCGCTGCGGCGATCAACGACGATACGACATTGCCGGTGACGGCACTTGCGACTACCGACACCGTCGCTTTGACGGCGGTCTGGAAAGGCTTCAGCGGCAACGAGATCACCGTGCAGACGAACTACTACGGTGCGCGCGGCAGCGAACTTACACCGCACGATCTGGTGATGACCCTGCCGACGACGGGACTTCTCACCGGCGGCGTCGGTACGCCGACTTGGGACACGGCAATCGCGAACCTCGGCGAAGAGCCGTATGAGTACGTCGCGATGCCCTACAGCGACTCGAACTCTTTGTTCGCTTGGGATCAGGAGTACGGCTTCACCGATCTCGGGCGCTGGGGCTGGCAGCGCCAGCTTTTCGGGCATGTGTTCTCGGCCAAGCGCGGCACCTATCAAACTCTGATCACGTTCGGCGAGACGCAGAATTCCGGCGTCGAGACAGTCATGGCGTTCGAGGTCAATTCGCCGTCGCCTGCGTTCGAGTGGGCGGCAGCGTATGCCGCCAAGGCGCAACGGGCGCTGATCAACGATCCAGCGCGACCGCTACAGAGCCTAGCGCTCAACAACATCAAGCTGGCGCAAATCCACGAGCGGTTCGACTTTGTCGAACTGAACTCGCTGGCCTCGACCGGCTTGGCGATCCAGAAAGCGGGCAGCGACAACCAGCCGATGATCGCCCGTGAACAGAATACCTATCAGCTAAATCTCTACGGGCAGACCGATGACGCATATGAATTGGTCACGACCTTGGCGACGCTGGCCGCGCTGTTGCGGCGTCAACGTCAGGTCATCACCTCCAAGTTCCCGCGTCATAAGCTGGCCGACGACGGCACCAAGTTCGGGCCGGGGCAAGCAATCGTCACGCCCTCTGTCGTGTTCGGCAATCTCGTCTCGCAGTATCAGCAAGACATGTTCGATGGTCTGGTGGAGAACATCGACGCGTTCAAAAACAATCTGATAGTGGAGAGGGATTCCGCAAATCCCAACAGGCTAAACGTGCTTTATCCTCCCGATCTTATCAACCAACTGCGCATCTTCGCCGTGCTGGCGCAGTTCCGGCTTCAGTATGATCGCGGAATCGACAATCTGATCATCGGCACGTCGCCGCCGCCGTTCAACGCCGCCAACGCGGGTGCCTGATAAAGGCACCTCGCCTCTCCGCTTCTAACCTACCTCACCAAACAGGAGATTGAACCATGGCGCAGAGAGTCGCCGGAATCGCCTATCTAACCGTGGACGCCGATCAGATGTCGGTACGCGGAAACTTCATGGTGTCGCCCAGCAAGGTCGAGCGCACGATGCTGGCGGGACAGGACGGAATTCACGGCTTCCAAGAATTGCCGCGAGTGCCGTACATCGAATGCGACATCACGACAGATCGCGGGCGCTATCTCGAGCGTCTGTTGATCCAGACCAACTCGACGGTGATCGCGGCGCTCGCCAACGGCATGCAGTACACGTTGAACGGCGCGGTCTGCAAAGGTGGCTTCGAAAACAACACCCGCGACGGTCAGGTGCGGGTGCGCTGGGAAGGCACCGAGTGCATTGAATCGAACCAAGGCGGTGGCGGCGCTGCGGTTCAAGGCGCGGGGACGGCCCTATGAACCAGCCAACCGCATTGCTACGCGAGGGTTTCGTCAGCATCGAGGGGCGCGGCGGCGAAGAGCCGCCGTCGCCGGTTGCGCTCGCTCCCGCCGCTCCCGCCGCTCCCGCCGCTTCCGCGCCGCAGCCGCAAGCTGCGCCGCAGGCGGCGAGCGGGCCGCAAGCGGCGAGCGGGCCGCAACTCAAGCCCGCGAACGATCCGCCGAAAATCTCGGCAGACCCGCCGATCATCGAGCCGTCGCCAGCGGAATTAGCGCCGCTCGACTTCGATAAGTGGCCGATCACGGTGAAGCTCCTGCACCGGGCAATCCGCAACAACACCGGACAGGAACTCAGCGAAGTGACTCTGCGCGAGCCGCGTGCCGGTGACATCAATCGGTTCGGCAATCCGATCCGCGCCAATGCGGACGGCGACTGGGTCATCGATGAGCGCAAGATGTCCTACATGATCTCGGGTTTGAGCAACATCTTGCCGCCGCTCATCGAAGCCATGGACACCCGCGACTGGAACTCGATAGCGTATCGGTTACGACGTTTTTTTCTTCCCGATCCAACGGCTTGGTAGGCAGCGAGAACGATCTGATCCTCGACTGCTACCGACTGGCACGTTGGTATCACGTCAGTCCCGATATCTTTCTGTCGATGCCGTTCAGCGAGGTGCAGATGCATCTGCGTCGCACTTCGGAGATCGCGAATCTACAGCACCAAGACGATGAAGAATAATGGCTAACGAAACCGAACAACTGAATCTCGTTGTCAGCCTCACCGACAATGCATCGGCGGGATTGGCAAAGCTGCGCGGCGATTTGACGAACATCGGTAGCGGTCAACAGACCGCGAACCTATCGAGGTTCAAGGACGAGCTGGGGCGGCTGCAAAACGCCGCCAAGTTGGTAGGCGAGGAGTTCGCCAAAGCTGGCAGAAATCTAGGAACGGTCGTCGGCAGCGGTCAGCAAACAGCGCAATTGGCCCGGTTCAAGACTGAACTATCCGACATGCAGCGGATGGCTGCAAACCTAAGCACGTCGTTCAGTCAAGTGCGGTTTGGCGACGGCAGAGCATCGGAGCATGTAACCAAATTTAAAATCGAACTCGGCGAAGCTGAGAAAGCAGCGAAAAGTTTTCTCAGAGAGACTGCCGAATTAGGAGCGGTAGGTACTGCCTTAAAATCAGTCGAAAGTGTCATCGGGGGGTTCAGCGGAAAGGCTGGCGCGGCGGCAGCAGCGATTGGAACCGTCGTCGTGGCTGTGGTCAAACTCGGCGAGGAAGCAATCAAGCTTGGTCGTGAATCGCAAGCATTGCGGAGCACGTCGGGTATTCTTGGTATGGACCCGGCGCAGCTTAAAAACATGGTCGATCAGGCAAAGGTCTTCGGCGTTTCCAGCGAACAGATGATCGGCAGTCTCCACGGGCTGCGTTC